CGCAGGGCGCAGAGCTTAATATCGACAAGCTCGCTACCGCCATTTCTAATTTGCGCACAAAGGGCAACGTGGCAAAGGTTTGCAGTAGTCTTGATAAGTTATCTGCTTCTATTTCCGCTCTTAAATCTGCATCTACTGGGCTGGACGGCCTTAGCAAAATCACGTCTTTTATGAACGGCCTTGCTAATGTAGACCTTACTCAAAGTGCAAAGGGCATCCGCTCTGTTGCTAATGCTTTGAACAAAATTTCGTCCGTCAATCTTGGAAACATGGATTTTTCCGGACTTGGCAGCAGGATGAACAGCTTGAAGAACGGCCTTTCCCCTATTTCTTCTATTAGCGATTCTTCCATTAAGAGTTTGCGTGGCGTAAGCAGTGCAATCAATTCCATTGCTAAAATCCCAAGCATTACAAAGAAGCTGGACTCTAAAACGCTTGATGATTTTGCGGAAGTTTGTAAGAAAGTGGCATCCGCTATTTCTCCACTCGCTTCCAAACTGGACAAGGTAGGGCGCTCTTTTTCTTCACTCCCATCTAAAATTAAAAGTGCTGTCAATTCTACAACCCGCTTTTCTTCGGCAAACCAGAAAGCAAGTACTAGCCTTTCAAGTTTGGCAAGCCAGTTAGAAACCATCAAGAAACGTGCAGCACAGCTAGTTTCTCTTAAAGCTATTGCCACTTATCTTGCCAATGCCGTTACTAAGTTCAATGACTTTTATGAAGCAACAGACTTGTTCAATAACGCAATGGGCGAGTTAAGCGGTCAAGCAACAGAGCTTATCAATAAGATGGAGTCTCTGCTTGGCATCGACCCGACAGAAGCAATGACAAATATTGCTACGATCCAAAGCCTTGCAACTTCGTTCGGTCTAGCAAGCGATAAAGCGTATATCTTATCCAAGAACCTGACCCAACTTGCCTATGACGAATCGTCCTATTGGAATAAAGATACTGCTACCACCTTTACCGCAATTGCTTCTGCTATCTCTGGAGAACTTGAGCCTATTCGCCGTTTGGGCGTTGATCTGTCTCAGGCACGGTTACAGCAGGAACTTCTTTCTTTGGGATTTAACAAACAGGTTTCTAGCCTGTCCCAGGCAGATAAAGCAGTTCTGCGTTACATTGCCATTATGAAGCAGACCGCCAATGTGCAGGGCAACCTTGCACAGACCATTAGTAGCCCCGCCAATATGGTACGCATTTTGAAGTCTGAAATTTCACAGCTTGCAAAAGCTGTTGGTCAGCTTCTTTATCCCGCATTTAAGGCGATTCTCCCCGTTCTGATTGCGGCAGTTGACCTTATCAAAGAATTTGTGGTCTCTCTTGCATCTGTGTTCGGACAGAAAATTGAATTTACTGATTTTAGCAAGACACAGAAAGATATTGGTGGCGTGGCCAACGCTATGGATGACACCGCCGATGCTACAAAATCGGCAGCAAAAGCAGCCAAAGACTATACGATGGGTTTTGATGAATTAAACATTATCGACCCTTCACAAAACTCTGGTTCTTCCGGTTCTGGTGGCGGCGCTACTGGTAATTTGCTCGGTGATGTTGACCTTTCCCAGTATGATATGTTCAAAGATTATGCTGGAAGCGCTGTTGATGAGATTAAGGCGAAATTAAAATCTCTCGATTCTTTTCAAATCGGAACCCAAATTGGTGAACAGCTAAATAAACTTATGGGCATGATTTATGATGCCATCCATTCTGTTGATTGGGCCTCGCTTGGAGCGGTTTTTGCAGATGGCGTTAACGGGCTCGTGGATTCTGTAGACTGGGATTTATTTGGCCGATTACTTGCAGACCGATTCATTATCGAGTTTGAGCTTCTTGGCGGCTTTCTGTCTCGGCTTGACTGGACATCTGTATTAAATGCCTTTATTGATGGTTTTTCTGGATTCTTTCACGAACTTTCAGATTGGATAGCAACAGTAGATTGGACTGGTGTTGGGAAGCAATTAACTGATAAGCTTTCCGATGCTTTCCAAAATGTTGAGATTGAAAAGCTTGCAAGAGTTCTTTTCAACTTTATCACTGATAGCATTAACGCTGTTTCTGATTTCTTGGCTGGAACAGATTCTTACCAGCTCGGTCAAGACCTCGTTGACTTTGCTATTAGAGCCGTTACTTCTGTAGATTGGGCCGGGCTAGCTCAAGCCATAGGTCGTTTCTTTGGCGAAGCGTTCATTGAAGCGCTCGACTTCATGGGTGGTCTAGTTTCTCGAATTGCCGATTATTTTGAAAAGAAAGTAGCAGAGGGGCCGTTCGATAATGTTGGCCTGAATATCGTCTACGGTATTTATTACGGCATTCAAGACGCAATCACGAATGTTGCTTCTTGGATTGTTGAAAATGTGTTCAATCCGTTTATCAATGGCTTTAAGTCTGCCTTTGGAATAAATTCCCCATCTACCGTAATGGCCGAACAAGGCGGATACATTATCGCCGGATTGAAGAAAGGTATCACTGACGCTATCTCTGGCGTAACTGAAACTGCGAAGAAAATTCTTTCTGCAATCAAGAGCGCATTTGACAATTTTAGCCTTTTTGATATTGGCAAGAACCTGATTCAGGGTCTTATTGATGGCGTGAACAACATGATTGAAACGGCCAAAAATGCTGTTGCAAATGTTGGAAACGCAGTTATCGACAAGGTTAAGAACGTTCTCGGCATCCACTCCCCTTCTACGGTGTTTGCAGAGATTGGCGGTTACATCGACCAAGGCCTTGCAAACGGCATTGCTGCGGCTGTCTCCTACGTCACCGCTGCTATGCAGGGTGTTGTAGATGCTGTGCAGGAGAAGGGACAGGCACTGATTGATGCTGGCTCTACTCAGGTTACCAGCTACGTTACCGGGTTCTTGAACGGTCTGGATACCCAGTGGCAGCAGATTGATCAGAGCTTACAATCTGATTTCTTTGGTAGCATCGGCACTCTGTGGGATGCGATTTCTAACGGAGACCTTGAAAAGCTCGGCACATGGGCGGCTTCCTATTTCTATCATGCAATGGATGATGAGCAGCGAAAGCAAATCAAGTCCATTGCCAATAACAGTTTGCAGTGGCTGACGCAGGGGTTGAGCAGTGTTTGGAACAACATTGCCGGTATGGCATCGAGCTTTATCAGTCAGTTCGTCCCTTCTGCTATGGCTGCAACGTCTGCTCAAACGAGTTTGAACATTGCAATGGACGCAAACCCTGTTATGCTGGTTATTTCCTTGATTGGCATGTTGGTTGGCGCTCTTGTCAATTTTGCCAATAAGAACAAGAGCATCGCTTCGTTCCTGTCTAATCTTTGGTACGGAATCGGCGATTTCTTTTCGATTGTTTTTGAGGGGATTCTCCGCGTTCTCGGAACGGCAATTCAAGGCATCGTTGCCGGAATAAACGTTTTAATTGATGCACGCAATTTCTTTAATCCCTTTGATAAATGGGGGCATATCAGCAACCCTCTTTATGATTGGGCTGACAATGTTAAAAGCAGTCGTGAGGAGAGCCAGCGTAAACGCCAAGAAGCAGCCAATGGCAGCTTCGATGATTCTAAAGACCAGACCGATTACGAACGGCAGTACAAGGAGCTTCTGGAAAAATACAAAAATGGTTCTTATCCTGGCACAAAAGAGTGGGATAAAAACAACGGAACATCCTCCGGCTCTTATGGCGGCACCACCAGTGTAAATGTCAACATCAACGAAGAGGAAATGCGCGAATCTGTCTACAATGGCACTTACAACGCATTCCTCGATATCTTCCAGCGGTATGGTAACGAGCTGACCGGTGGCAAGGAACTCAAAATTTATCTTGACGGAAAGCAGATTACAGCATCTGTTGAGAAACGGCAGAACGCCCGTGGACAGTCTTTGATGGGCAGTGAGGTTTATAGCTACTAAGGAGGTGGCGGTTTATGGCGATTCCAGCACTGGTAACGGTAAACGGCGTAGAGCTGCCAGAGCCAAGCTCCTATGAAGCGACAACTAGTACCATTGTAGATTCTGGACGAAACGTTCAAGGCAAAGTAGTCGGCTCTGTTGTGCGGCATGATGTAGCAAAGGTGTCCCTGAAGTGGAACTACCTCACCGCACAGCAGTGGGCCGCTATCCTCAGCCTGTTCACGACACGATTTTACTGCACTGTTCGCTTTTATAATCAGGCAAAGGCCGGGTATGATACGCGGCAGATGTACGTTTCAGACCGCACATCTGGTATGTGGCGGCGTGGGCCGAAAACCGGCAATGTGATGGGCTGGACGGATTGCTCGATTGCGCTTGTGGAGGTGTAGCCTATGGTACAACCTTCTCAGAAGTGGGTTGAAAAGTTCTCCGAAACGCTTGTACCGGAGATGTTTGTACGCATCACCTATGGCGTTACGGAACCGGGTCTGCAAGAAGATGCAATTCCTAGCACAAACGGCGAAACATTCTTCAGCAATGTATCCTCTATTGTTGACAGTAAATTGCAGACTTACACAAAATATTCTACTGGTGAATTGAATTTCACTGTTTTGGACGGCAATTATACCTTGCTAGACAAAAACGTGGAATTACAAGAAGCTGGTTACGTTAGTGAAAATTGCGTTTCGATTTCAAACCACCCGATCATTACGCTCTCGTTCAGCAAAGTTCATACCGTGACGATTCCTGGCATTACCATTACATGGTCGTCAACATTCAATGAATGGCCAACAAGTTTCAAGCTGACTGCTTATTCTGGAAGCACAGTCGTATCTACCAAAACGGTGTCGGACAATTCTTCTATCACCACTGACATTGACTTTGAAATTGCAAATTACGATTCCATTTCCATTCAAATCTTGTCGTGGTGTTTGGAAAATCGGCGTGCACGAGTTGAGCAGGTAAAACTGGGCCAATTCATTGTGTTTGAGAAGAAAGACATCTTTTCGTATAAGCATGATTCCACAAGAGACCCGATCAGCGGACAACTTCCGAATGATAGCATTACTTTTACGGTGGATAACAGCACACAGAAGTGGAATCCAATAAACCCGGAAGGCCTTTACAAATACCTATACGAGCGTCAGCCTATCTCTGTGGAGTACGGCATGGACTTGGACGGAACGGTAGAATGGATTACAGGCGGCAAGTTCTTCTTGTCTGAATGGAATGTTCCATCTAATAGTATCGAAGCCAGCTTTACCGCCCGTGATGCTTTTGGCTATCTTATGGTTTCCAACTACACAGGAAGAATGTACGGCACTCTTTATGAGATGGCCTACGATGCGCTGGAGCTTTTGAGCGATAACGTGGCAACGTTTCAGATTTCCGATGAACTGAAACAATATAGCACGGATATCACAAAGCAGGATAAAGGCAACTATAAGGATTCTGATATTTTACAGATGGTTGCCAACGCAGCTGGCATGGCGATGTATCAAACCAGAGAAGGCGTGATCGTAATCGGTCGCATTCCTGATATCTCTACTGCAAAAGCAAACATTGCCGGTGAAATTGATATTGTCAACAACTTCAGCTGGCCTGAAATTGCATTTTCTTCCCCTTTGAAAAATGTAACCTGTTCGATTGATGTGAAATCTTCCGATGGCTCGAGCACTACAAGCAAAACGTATTCTTACCCAGAAAACCCGGCAGGGGGTGGAGCAACGCAGACTGTCAACAATGAAATGCTGTCTCAAAGCATTCTCGGCCAAAGCAGGAATATTTTGACAGAAGCGTACAAAGTGCTTTCCAACCGCCGCAAGGTCACATTGGAATATCGTGCAAGCCCGCACTTTGATGCGCTGGATTACGTCCTTGTTCATCACCAGTTCGGCTATTCCTCTGTACTGCTGACTACAAGTTTTTCTTATCAGTATTCCGGCTGTTTTCACGGGACGGTCGAAGGGTATCTCTTGGAAGGAGCTGATGTTCGTTGACCCGGTGGATCACAGACAGAACCGATGATGATGTTGCGCAAGTCAAGGCGCTTGCATCAAAAGCAAAAGCAGGAACGTGGACAGAGGAAGAGCAGGCAGAGTGGGCTTCCGGCATGAAAGGTGCTCTAAGCTACATGGACTACAACCGCATTGAAAGCGGTATTCAAGAGATTGCTGCCATCCTGAATGCGCCTGTTTCAGTCAAAACCGACTGGGATGTAAACGGATACCTGACTGTCGCAGATGCTTCCCGGTGGCTTTCCAATATCAAAGTTATTCGTTCTTTGTGCAGTGGCAAAAACGATACTCCCGAAACTCCCGCTTCCCTCAATTATCTGCATTATACGATTATCAACCAGGTCGAGGAAATTTTGCTCGATATCGAAACGATAGCCAACAACCATCTAATCTACTGCTCAGAGCCGGTCTGTGGAGGTGAACCTTACTATGCACTTTGTTGACCGAGAAGCGAAGTACCCAAACCGATGGACAATGACTAAGCCGGACGGTTCGTCCGAAGTCGTCACCCTTGTTCGCAATGACGAGCCAATCGTTGAAGGCACTCCTATGAATGCCGAAACGTTGAACACTCTTTCAGATGTTGCAGGTGCGGACATTGCAAGAATTGCTGCCGAAAAAGCAGAACTGAACGCAAAACGGTCTGAAATAAATGCTGAAACATCCGCGCAAGAATCTCAGAAGCAAGCCGAAAAGTCTGCTGAAAGCGCCCGTCTTGCAGAACAGAGTGCAAATAAAGGCGGCTGGATGGATTTCGAGCAGAAGAACGGCATCCTTTATATGGTCAAGAGTGATAGCTTAACCGAAATAAATATGCAAGACAATGGCTCTGGAATTTTGGAGGTGACGTTTGAATGAGCAAAACAATCGAAATTGGCCCTTATAGCGCCTATGCCATTGCTGTAAAGTTTGGCTATGTGGGCACAGAAGAGGACTGGATTAAAGCAGTTGAAGCGGCTCGAAAGAGCGCAGAAACAAGTGCAGCCAATGCAAAGCGGGAAGCGGACAAGGCTTTGGCTTCTGCCAATACTGCCATTGAACGGGCTGGAATTGCAACCACAAAAGCTGGAGAATCTGCCGCATCCGCTGATGCTTCTGCATCCAGTGCATCTGCCGCTGCAATCAGTGAAGCCAATGCAAAGAAATACTCGGAAGAGGCCGGGGCCAAAGCAAATACCGATAAGACCCTGAGCATCGAAAACGCCCCTGCCGACGCAAAGGCTACCGGTGATGCGCTGGCGGGCAAAGCAGACTCCGTTGATCCACATGATCTTTCCATTCCGATTACGGGGTGGCAAACAGACACGGAGGTTGCAGAGTACCCGCATTACATTGATATTACAGCAGATGTTACGTCCACGACTGTGGTATCTGTCAGCATCGACCCTGCAAGCGCAGACGTAGCCGGTAAAGCTATGCTTGTAAACCCTGAAACTCGAACCGGAGCTATCCGCATCCGTGCACACAACATTCCGACTGCGGAAATTTCCGCCCGGTGGTATCCCATCAAGTATGGCGGTCAGTTCTATGGTGACGGCTCCATCTACTCCAACTTCCTGCTTGCGGCACATCCTGTGGGCAGCATTTATCAAACTATTAGCCCTGAAAATCCGTCCGTAACTTTTGGCGGCGGCACGTGGGAACGAATTGAAGGGCGCTTTATCATGGGTGCAAGCGATACCTACCCGGAAGGGAGTACGGGTGGCGAAGCGGAGCACGCTCTGACTGAAAGTGAACTGCCAAATGTAACTGGTCGTTTTGACTTTCAATCAGACGGAAATAGTCAGGGTATTGTAACTGGAGCAGATGGTGTATTTAGTTTTGGCCAAATGTCTATTGGGGGTTTCCGACCGAACAATAAAATAGATGAATCGGGTTGTGCTCGGCAAATTATAATGTCTTTTGGCTCTAACTCACCTCACAACAACCTACCCCCATACATCGCCGTGTATATCTGGCGCAGAGTAGCATAACCGAAAGGAGAAACAATGGCACTAGGAGAACTCAAAAATGGCATTGGCCCTGATGCCTATGCTATCTATCAGCAAGTCCTTGCGGCGGTAGTCGAGCGAGACCACCCCGTGGGCAGCCTGTACATCAGCGAAAACGCTACCAGCCCGGCAGAGCTTTACGGCGGCACATGGGAGCGCATTGAGGATTGCACTATCTGGGGTGCAAGCGATACACATCCAGCCGGTACGACGGTTGAGGCTGGACTGCCGAATATTACAGGCAGTTTCGCGTTTTCTTCCTACTCTGGCTCTGGGGGATGGCTTCATGTCGCTAGTGCTACAGGTGCTTTCGGAGGCAGAACAGGTTCTGGCGCGGTGGCTCAGGCAGGTGTTGCTGGCTATAGCGGCCCCATAGCCGTTGGTATGGATGCTTCCAAGGAGAGCCAAATTTACGGCAACAGCGATACCGTCCAACCCCCGGCATACTGCCTATACCTATGGCGAAGAGTGGCATAACCGAAAGGAGCACACATGAAAATTATTGACAGTAACGGCGTAGAAATCGCCAGCCCCGACCTGACAAAAGGCTACCTCAAGCAGGAGACCCAGACCATCCATCACGATGCTGTGGCGGGCGTGGAAGAGGTCAGCCACTACGAGTACAAGACATACCCAAACGGGGGTCGTGACCGCTGGAAGGTGGTGGACGTGCCCGGCGTGGCCGCAAAGGAAGCCTATGACGAAGAGGTGGAAGTGCAGCGGTATGTGCTGTACACCGCCGAAGAGCTTGCTGCACAGGAAAAGGCCCGCAAGGAAGCAGAGGAAAAGGCACAGCTGCCCACCGCAGAAGAGCGCCTTGCCGCTCTGGAAGCGGCTATGCTTGACCTGCTGGCCGCACAGTAAGGAGGATACTATGGTTCTGTTCTATGTGACACAAATCAAGCTGCACCGCTTTGACGGCGCTTTTACCATCGACAACGTACCTGACCGGTATAAGGATGCCGTGATGAAAAAGCTGACGGAGGAGGGTTTTTATGAGGTGGAAAGTGATGCTTGACTTCTTGCGGGATATCTTCTCTGCGCTCTCTCATGCTGCCGGTGACAGTGCCGACAAGAAAGAGCCTGCCCCTGTTCCGGACGTGTCCACAGTGGACACCGTGACCGGGTGGGCAGGGGAGCCGCCTTACCGGTACATTGACGTGAGCCGGTGGCAGGGTACTATCGACTGGGAGAAAGTCAAGTCTACGGAGTACAGGGGTGTAATGCTGCGTGCACTGGGCAACAAGGGCGGCAATCCTTATTTTGACCCCTGCTTTGAGAAGAACTACGCCGGTGCAAAGGCCGCAGGGCTTGACGTTGGCGTATACTGGTATAGCGCAGCCACCACGCAAGCTGACCTGAATGCAGAGCTATCTATGCTGAAAGAGGCTGTTCGTGGAAAAGAGCTGACTCTTCCGGTTGCTATGGATGTGGAGGATTCTCGTCTTGCGGTACTGAATATGCAAGAACTTACTGACCACGTGGCAACAGCCCTGCACGAGATCGAGCAACTGGGCTTTTATGCCCAGCTCTACACATATACCAGCTTTGCAAACCGCTATCTTTTCATGGGCGGCGCTTCTTTGTCCCCATTTGATGTTTGGCTGGCTGACTATACCGGCAAGACCCCGAAAGTGGATTTCAAGTACAATGCCCACCAGCACACCAGCAAGGGCAGCGTGCCGGGTATCTCCGGCAACGTTGACCTCAACGTGACCACCCTCAACTACCCCCGTATCATCCGCAAGAAGGGTCTGACCCGTCTTCGGGAGGGCGCATGAGCGAAGCAATCATCGTAGCCATTATCACCGGCGGTCTGAGCCTGATCGGCGTGATCGTCTCCAACAACCACACCGCCCAGAGCATGGATGCCAAACTGGACAAGCAGCAGGCTGTGACCGAAACCAAGCTGGAAGAGCTGACCCGGGAAGTCCGGACACACAACAATTTCGCCCAGCGCATCCCGGTGCTTGAAGAGCAGATGAAGGTGGCAAACCACCGAATTGCAGACCTTGAAAAAGAGAGAGGAGAGTAATACATGGCAACAATCAATAACCTTTTGACCGCACTTCCCGCCCCTGTGGCCCTTGTGCTCATGCTGGGCGGGTTCATCTTCTACGCACTGGGCTGCATCCGGCTGGGCTATGGTGCTGCTGTCAAGGGCACTGTGCTTGACCTGATCGAGCAGGCAGAGCACGAGATTCAGGGCACAAAGCGCGGCGCAGAGCGCAAGGCGTGGGTGGCGCAGATGCTCCGCACGGCCCTCAGCGCCAGCAAGTGGGGAAGATTTATCTCGTGGGCCATCACCGATGAGACCATCGGGTTGACGATTCAATTTTTCTTCGACCGCATGAAAGCGGCATTGGAAAAGCAGTAAGGAGGATATCATGTCTGTACCTATGTGCGGCATTATTGCCGCTTCTGCAAACGCTATGAATCAAGCCCGCAAGCGTGAAAAGGTGTGCAACCTGAAAGGTGACAATCGAGAATTTTGCAAAGATTGCCTTCTTGACAAATATGGCGAGTGCATCGAAAAGCGGGCGGATAAGGAGTAAGACCATGAGCAGCACTACATACGAACCGCTTAACCCGTGGAGATGTTCAAAAAGTATTATCCAGACAAATTCTGACCGCGCTGGAACAGACGTTTGTACAGGTCACCATATCGACAATGTCAACAAACTGGTGACGTTTTGTCACCAGTTTACCAGCATTGGCAGTATGGTGCGCCACGCCGGACAGCTCCCGCAGCCCTTCTGGCTCGGTGCTGCCTGTGGCAGCGGCTCGTGTAGTGCTGCCCGCTGCGCTGCAAGAACTTAACCGACAGCAGATGACCGCCGCCATTAAAAGCGCACCGCTTGGGAGGATAGACCGTAAGATAGCCTTACTGCGGTACGTTGAGCGGCTTCCGCTGCCGGACATTGCAGCACAGACCCATTACAGCCGGACGGCGGTAGGCTACCGGCTGAAAGGCATTGAAAAAATGCTGAATGTGTGATACTATAATTTCAATTGGGTGCGTTTTTTCACGAAAACGCATTGAAGCGGCAGGCTTTCGGGTCTGCCGCTTTTCTTTTTGCACGGATTGTGGTATAATAACATCAACAAATCCACCCGGCCTCTCGAAGAAGCACATTAGGGTGGATATTTGAAAAGGCTATGTAGCTCAGTAGGTAGAGCAGGGCGCACCCCGTCTATTGCGCTGGTTCAATTCCAGCCATAGCAAGTCCGAAAATGCTTGAACGGTTTTGAATAGTGCGCATACGTCAAAATTGCGATAGCAGAAGTAGGCATTTTTAGTTGATACAGTCTCCCGCCCGCCTACTTACAGTGCGTACCATACGGGAGACGATTTTATATGGTGATGCTTATGTGCAATACAAAAGAAGAACGAGTGGCAAGAATCGCAAAATACTACACCACCTTTCACCTGTTTGGCGATTGGTACTTCGTTCGGTATTGGCCTAGATTCTGCCATAGCTGGAAACGGTTTATTCCGTTTTATATCCCTATGCACTTAGGAGACCCTGATTGAAAGGCTACGGCCTTTGTAGAGAGCGGCATTGCCTGTGGGCAGTTCCGCTCTTGATTTTTTGTCTTATTTGCATTAGTTTTGTCGAAAGACTTGCTCTGCGAATCAAAGCGTGATATTTTAATATTGCACTTCAAAGTGTGCACCTTTAATAGTTAAGCGCTCATGCGGATTTTTCCGTGTGGGCGCTTTTCTTTTTTGTCCTTCGTTGTACCTTCGTTGTCTCTCGCGCCGGGCGCTTGCGGTACACTGGGTGCAATAGGAGGGATGAACCATGAGCTATTATCCGACACCCGGCACAGCCTACACACCGCAACAGCCTGTCAACCCTTACGGCGGCATAAGCGCGGTTGGTCTTACCACTCCCCTGCCAAACGCACAGATGCAACAGGCACAGCCGCAGCGTTCGCAGCCGATGAATGGGCAGCAGCTTGTTCAGCAGTCGGCACAGGACGGCGGTTGGTTGCTTGGTAGACCCGTTTCCAGCAGGGAAGAGTTTTTGGCGATACCATCTGATCTGTACGGCAGACCGACCTACTGCCCAGACTTGCGCAGCGGTGTGATCTACTGTAAACGTCTCAACCCGGACACCTGCGAATCCTATGTACAGGAGTTTTACAGCCCGGAAGCATGGCGGCAGATGCAAGCACAACAAGCACAGCAGACCGCTGCACCGACACAGCAATATGTGCCTATTGAGCAGTACAACACCCTTGTGCATCGGCTGGATGAACTGGAAAAGTGGCAGAAGAGCTTTTCTAAGCCCACTGCCGCAGCGAAGAAAGGAGAATAACAATGTCCTCTCCGTTTGATATGATTACTCACAGCCCTATCATGCAGCTTGCAAATCTGGCTCGCGCCGGTCAGAACCCGATGGGTCTTATCCAGCAGTTGTGTGGGCAGAGCGCCCCCATCATGCAGGGCTTGAACCTGATTCAGGGCAAAAACGAAGCACAGCTCCGAACGATGGCGCAGAACCTCGCCAAAGAGCGTGGCATCGACCTGAACCAGCTGGCAAGTGCCCTGAACCTGACGCTGCCTAAATAACAGCATCCCTTTAAGCGAAACGCTTCTCAGTTTTGCGGACTTGACAAAAACCGCTTTGATTTGGCTTCGCCCGCTACACACGGTAGCGGGATAGCATAACGCAAAACTGAAAGGAGTTTTGTTATGGACGATTTTGCAACTGGCTATCTGGCTGGGCAGGACGGCGGCAATAACAACGGCGGCGGTCTTTTTGGCGGCAATCAGGGTATCTGGATTGTCGTCATCCTTGCCATGATTCTGATGGGCTGGGGTGGAAACTATGGCCGCAACAGCGGAGGTGATAGCGGCATGAGCGCTTATATCCCCTATCTGGTCGGCACCGGCGCAACCGGTCAGGGCGGTGCAGACACACGCGCGGCTCTGTCTGAGGGCTTCTACCAGCAGGACACTTCCCGTTCTCTGGCTGGCATCCAGAGCGGCATCTGCTCTCTGGGCTATGACCAGCTCGCACAGATGAACACCCTCAACGCTGCCGTTGCGGGCGGCTTTGCTGGTACTAATCAGGCGATCTGTCAGCTCGGCTACCAGAACGCACAGCTCGTGAACGGTCTGGAACGCAGCGTGTCCAACGGCGACAATGCCATCAGCCTTGCTATCATGCAGGAGGGCAACGCACGGCAGGCGGGTCAGACTGCTATCCAGACGCAGCTTGCGTCTTGCTGCTGCGAGAACAAGCAGCTCATCGGCGACCTGAAGTACACTATTGCGCAGCAGGACTGCGCTACCCGTCAGGCTATCGCAGACAACGCTCGTTCCATCGTGGACAACTGCAACGCCAACTTCCGCAGCATGATGGACTACTTCACGCAGGATAAGATTGCCACTCTGACCGCTGAGAACCAGAGCCTGAAGTTCGCCGCTTCTCAGGATCGTCAGAATGCACTTCTGACCACTGTGATGTCCCAGCAGACCGATACCATCCTGAACCGGGTCAATCCTCGTCCGATTCCCGCTTATCAGGTGGCAAACCCCAACGTGGGCGTGAACTGCTGCGGCTGCTGCTAACCTACACACTCCCCGATAACACCGGGTGAACCATCGGGGCAGGGGTAAGACACCTCTGCCCCTGATTTTTTAGGAGGAAACTACTATGGCTTGCAAAACAAGCTGCAAACTCTGCCCGCACTTGGTCATCAGTCAGGCAGTCACGTTTGCCGACGACACGTTGACCATCAACATCCCTGCTGGCGCATACCAGAACGGAGAGAAGTATTGTATCGTGGTTGCTCAGAGCTTGCCGGACACGACCACCATCAATGCCCCTGTGGTTATTACCATTGGCGCAGGCACGACCGCATACCCTCTGACCGACTGTAACTGCGCTCAGGCAACCGCTGAGAGCATCCACACCCGCACCCGCTACGCTACCCGTGTGGCAACGTCTGCAACCGGCACCGGCACGTTTAAGTATCTTGGCTGCTTCTGCCGCTCCCACGCCGGTGCGCCTGCGTCCATTTCTTGAGGAGGTATAGATTATGGGCAAGACTAATTTTCGCCGCATGATGATGCTCCGTGACCACGACAAAGACCGTGAGCCGGAACGTGACCGCCTTGAGGAAGAACGTGACCGCAGGGAACGTGAGCTGGAACGCCGTCTGCGCAAGCTGGAAGATGGCAACGACCGCTATCCATATTATCCGCAGGAGGAAAACCGCTACATTGACCCCTACCCTATCCCCCGCTACCCTGACGTTGAGTATGGGCGCAAGATGCCGCAGATTGGCTTCTCGCAGAACAGAGACTGGGAAAAGCGGTCTGGGCAGTATGAGCATGGCGGTGCGGACAGCCGTTCCATCAAGATGCCACGCAAGCACCTCACCCACGATGAAGCGGAGGAATGGTGCGATAGCATGGTAAACGCTGACGGCACAAAGGGCTGTCACTGGACGCTTGAGCAGACACAGGACGTTGCCAAACAGCGCAATATCACCTGTGACCCGAACGATTTCTGGGCTGTGATGAACATGATGTATTCGGATTATTGTCAGGTCGCAAAGCGCCAGTCCGTTGACACTCCGGGCTTCTACGCTGACATGGCAAAGGCGTTCCTTGATGACACGGATGCTGTAGACGGCAAGGCGTATCTCTACTGGAATTGCATTGCTGATAAGTAAAACAGAACCCCTGTGTAGTTTTTAACGGCTACACAGGGGTTTACTATTAAAAAAGCTAGGCGGGGTGACGGTTCCCGCATCTCCTAACGATGGGCGATAGCTGCCTGTTCTATCCTCTAGCGTTTTTCTCATTCCCAAAGCGTTGATTTTGACCTCATGTCAAACAAATCTTGCGGGGTAATTACAAGGCTCTTGTCGAGTTCTACCACACTGATAATGGAAAACTTGCCGGGAACTTCTCGCTCGATTCTTGCTTTTGCTTCTTCCTTGCTGTTTGCAAACAAGACAAACGGAGCTTGAAAGTGTCTGCATTTTTCGTAATCATCGTACTGGATTTTGACCCAATAGAAATTTTCCATACACGGCTCCTTTGCCATCTTAATATTTTACAGGCGGTTCAGGTAACGGCATCCAGTATGTTATGTTATGGATTCTGCCATCATCATCCCGCCACTCTTTGAATTGCTCATCGTAATTTGCTATAACAATATCGAAGGCGGATTCATCGAATCCGATAACACGCGGGTCTGTATCTCCCGGAACACTATTCTTTGCACAAATCCACTGGCTTGATTTTGGCGCGTTTGATACATCGTAAGCGCAATATCCGATGCACTGCGGATTGCCGTACTTCTTCATGTAATCTTCATTTCCGATTCGAGCCGCACAAACCATGTGAACATTTTTCCAACCGACACGGTCATCGTCTGTTGATTCGCTGTCGATAATAATATCTTCGGGGTCTAATACTTTTCTTCCGATTGCAAGATTCCAGTTATTTGCAACATACCGTTTCATTTGCCATTCGTTCAGAAAAGTTTTTGCTTCTTTCATGGCATCTTCCAAAGAGCCACGATGAGGTCTATAAACAATCATACGTCAATCCTCCAAGAAATCCTCTTGATTCAGAACTTGATTTACAATTCGTTCTGTGCATTCTTTGATAACCGTAGATGCGGGGACGTAATCTTCATAAGCTATGTTTTCATATTGTGCTCCTGCATATTCAAAGAACCTTTTGGAAAGTATTTCTGCATCCGCACGGCACAACGTCTTTAATTCGTATTGCAACGGAAATCTTCTTGCAAGTGCAGGGTCAAGCCTATCAAATCGGTTTGTCGTTCCGATAATGATGACATTGTTCGGCAATCTATCCATTTCTTGCATAATCGCAATAACCACACGGTTCATTTCTCCAACGTCATCTTTTTGCCCACGAGCCATTCCGACCGCATCTATTTCATCAAAACAAAGAACGCAAGGAGCAGTTCTCACATAATCAAAAATTCTTGCAAGGTTAGATTGTGTTTGCCCTAAGTGCGAATCAACTAGACTTGAAAATTGAATCCTCAAAAACGGAAGTTTTGCTTTATGCGCGATATACCTAGCCAGCATGGTTTTTCCGCATCCGCTTTGCCCATAAAGCATCAATGCTGGCAAATAAGGAATTCCCATTTCATTTAATTTTTCAGATGCTCGATAAATAGCAACGATTTTCTGCGTTATACTTTTTTCTTCGTTCCTAAGAAGGAATCTTGCTTCTGGAAATTCTTCTGTATCCTCTGCGATCAAAAGATGCTGTAAGTTATATGGCAATTCAATAAATTCTCTTTTGCTTTCCAACTTGCGAAGCATATTTTCTTTGAACTGCTCATCTTTTTTGGATGATATGGAATTCAAAATGATTTTAACAGCTTTTTGCGCGTTTCGCATATCACCATCACAAACAAATCGAATAAGGTGCCGTTCACTATCATTCATCTAAGAAATCCTCCAGTTCAATCTTTCCATCTGCCGCCGCAGCAGCCAGAGCGTACACGAACTGCCCTATCGTCATTCCGTGCCGTCTGGCTTCACGGTTGATGTACTTGCGTTCCTCCTCGCTCATAAGGATGGTAATGCGTTTAGAACGCTTGCCGTCACCGCTTGCAATTCCTTGATGCGATTCCGGCATCGGGATTTTTTTCTTTGTCAAACCAGCTTTAGCCAGTGCGCCGAGCACATCGTCCTGTTCAATCAAACGCTGCACTTCTTTTGCCTGTTTCAGCTTCTTCGGCTTACCTTCACCTAACACGGCATCACTTGGCTGGCTTTCGCTGTCTTTGGCTCGCTTCGGCTTAATACTACTTAATTCTGCTTCACTCGGCTGTGCATGGCTGTCTGTGGCATCACTAGGCTTAACTTTCTCCTGTTCGGCATTATTCGGCTTTGTTTGGCTTACTTTTTCTGCCTTTGGCTCACTTCGGCTTAATGTCTGCTCCGAAAAAACAGGCTGGAAATCAAAGCCGCCAAGCAAGCCTGTGGATTTTTTGCTGGTTGATTTCATTCTTCTGTACCGTCCTTACAATACTTTTCATCAACAAACCGGCCTTCTTCATCTATAAAAAATTCATCTGTCTCCCATCTTGCATCACAATTTTCATAATTTTCGCAAGATGCGACAGAACAGCCGATTCCGCCGACATCTGTTTTCTTAAATTTTGTTGAAATCTTACCGGTTTTCCTTATTTTATAATCCAAAGAATACTGGCACAAAACACTTACCACAATGCCTTTCCCACACAACGGGCATGATTTTATAATTTTACTCATTTTTCTTTTCCTCCCACAATCATCTGCGCCAACGCCTTGAAGTCCTCTGCGCTGGTGCTCTTTGCCGTGTCGCCACTAAACAGGCTGTGCCGCTCTGCTTGCGCCTTACGAACGCCCATAGACGGTCTAATCTTCACGTCCAACAGCCTTGTTCCCATGCTCTGTGCAATCACAGGAAGCTGCTCCACGACCTCTTTGGACAGGTTCTCACGGCTCTTGTACTGGTTCAGAAGCAGACCTTCAATTTTCAAAGTCGGGTTGAAGTATCTGCGAACGTCTCCAATGGTCTGCGAAAGCTGGCTCAGTCCGGCAAGCGCATAGCGGTCTGCTGTAATGGGTACGATGATGCTGTTAGCAGCGATCAGAGCGTTCACAAGTGCAAGACCAAGCTGCGGGGGAGTGTCCAGAACAATGTAATCATACTGTTCAGACACGGAATCCAGTGCTTCACGTAGCCGGAAGTTCTTGCCAATGTCCCGGACAAGCTGCTCGTCAATGTCCTTCAATGCGTTGTCTGACGGCAGAATGTCACCGGCTTCACAGTGCTGGATTCCTTCCTCTACCGTACCCTGCCGGGTCATTACATCGAACAGGGTACACACATCCTCTGTCTGTGCGCCGTAGGTGTCCGTTGCGTTGCACTGGGCATCGCAGTCCACCAGCAAAACTTTCTTGCCAAGCAACTGCAATGCACCCGCTAGACAGGTGCTTGTGGTGGTCTTTCCTGTGCCGCCCTTCTGGTTGGCGACAGCTATAATTTTTGCCATTTTATCACTCTTTCTTTACTCAATATAATCAAATCCGAATGTCGCAAACTTACTTAACTGCGAATCCTTGATAACTGTCCGAAGATACGCTTCCGGCACTTCAACATCTAGCTTGCCTTTCACAGCCATCTCGTATGCGTTCTGCACAATATTTATAACGGCATCTTTCTTCTTTTCTTTACGAATATTCGGATATTCAGACTTCAACCGCCTTGCCACAGACCTTGCTATACTTGCACATTGTTTTTCATCAACGCCAGGAATCAGGCTTTCCCAGTCAATATCTTCGTATGCGCCATTTCTAGGGCTTTTGACTGGTTTTTCGCTTTCGGAAGCATCTCTTAAAGGCGTTGTCTCAATCTCGCTAGATTCGGCATCTATGATGGGCTCAGAGCGCTTCATCTTTACGTCAAAAATAATTGATACCGTCTTATGCCCAACCATCCGCTTTTTGTACGACACTGAAATATCAGAGATGTCATTAATTTCAGCAACGGCAACGTCCAAGACCTTTACTCTGAAGAACTTAAACTGGTCGTAGCTATTTGCTGTTGCGCCAAGCTGTTCTTTTAGCTTCTTGACGCTGATTTCATGTCCCTTTGACCCCATGTTCATCCAATCCCGAAGCATGGAGTAAAGCAAAATGCTATACTGCGATTTCATGCTCGCCGTGTATCGCAAACGGTATCGGACATAGCCTTTTTCCGCAATATCAAAAAACACTGGTTGCAACAGAGGGTTGCATCTGATCGAGACCATGTATGTAAAACACTCAGGGTCAAATCGAATCTGCGCCATAGCAAACAATGTGTACAGCGTATATTCGTCTTTACCTTCAAGCGGAACAGCTACAGTGTTTTCAATAAAATGCCTGAGCTGCTGCTTTAAATCCTTACTGTTCAAACGGATACCTAAAAAATCGCAGTATTCTTTTAGCGTGAACTGAACAGTTGCGCTTTCAGGGTCACGAGGGTTAATTCTTGACAGATAGACTTCTAAAAGCCGAAGCTCGCCAGCGGTATAATCCCTGAATTTCGCCCATACAAGAGCCTTGCTCTTCTCAACGAGGTTGTTCATCGACAAATCTCCCAATCTTTCACATCCCTTCCACTTGTTGATATCAGTATATCACAACACGGTTGAATTATCAAGAGCGCATTTCTACCATCATACAGATTTGGTATACCTGTCTGCGCAGATTTTGTATACCTTTATGCAGTTTTAGTATACCTTCGTGCAGATTTGGTATACCTCCTTACATATATTAAACAAGATACTAAACAAGATAGGTAAATAACTTCTACTAAATAGAAAAGAAGCAGACACTTTTCAACACACACGCCTTGAATTTTCAAATCTTGTTGAAAACGACAATGTTCAAATCCAATAAATACAAGTTTAGAGTAAATCGAAAAAAACATCATTAACAGTTAGATGCATTAAACGTGTACAGATTGTGGACAGGTGAACAAGAAGTGAAACAGAAAGGTATACCTAATCTGCACAATGGGGGACAGATTGACAAACTATTCAAGCACAAGCAGCAGATTAACGATAATTCGTTATTTATTCCGTGCGAATGTTGTCGATTTACAACCTATGGGGGACGGATTGACAAGGTAAAGGTATACCTAATCTGCATGAAACGTGAACAAAAAGTGGATGAACGTGGACAAAATGTTCTTCAAAAACTGCGATAATTCGACAATCAGCCGCTTATATTATTCGGATTCACTGTATAAGAATCGTTGGACTTCATGGCTGCTTCCGTTCCAGCATCTTGCGCCTGATAGAGAATCTCCATCTTCGGGGCGGTTCCGTTCGGGTCTGGGTCTGTTCCGGTAGCCTGTGCTATCTCATAGTTGCCCGATACCATCCGGCAAACAGAGACCCTGTCCTTCAATGGCGTATGGAGGTTTGCCAGAACCTCCGTCAGCACACCGATATGGTCTGAGCCGTGATCTCCGTACCGCATATACAACAAGGCATCTATCTCATAGGAAGAACACTCCATCATGGCATCTATGAGAATCTGACGCTTTTCCATGTCGGAAATGTCGCCCTCCAGATGTTCCAGCAATCCCGGATGAATGCAAGCGTCCATGTATCGAGCCACCGATACGCCGCAGCAGGTGAACCAGCGCATAGCCATTGGCAGGGAGATGGCTGCCAGACCTTGCTCCCAGTTGGCAATTGTGCCACGATTCACACCCATCCGTGCCGCCAATTTCTGCTGACTCAAGCCAGAACGCATCCGTGCCATCTCTAATGCTTTGGCCGTTCTTACCAAATATTCATCCATAAATTCACGCCCTTTCAACAAAATTCTGCAAAACTGCCGGATTCGACAAGCCAAAAAATGGAAAAAGCTGCTATGGAGAACCAACAACAGCCTGTGTTATAACTGTATTGTCAAAAAATTCCAAATAGAAAGGAAACACAAAATGAAAGAAACTGTAATCTGGAACCATGAACGTATGCCGATCATCGATGGAATGCCTGCCAGCGTTCCCGATGGGAAGCCTCACACACCTGAACCGTGGGAGGAAAGTTAATGAACCGAACCGTAGATGCTCTGATTATTCCATACGCTCGTAGACGGACGCTGGAGCTTGTCCTGAGCCTTTCTGGGTACGAAGCTGATAAAGATGCTTACCTCGAAGCAAAAGGCATCCTGGAACGTGCTGTAGCCGCCTTAGACGATGGACGCGACCCGGCAGATAACATCGAACGCATTGACGGACAGCTTGTGGAACTGTGAAAGGAGAAGAAGATGGACTTTACGAATGGATTCTATAAAGCCGAGAACCCTGTCGTTCTTGAAGAAGTAAAAACTTTCCTCCAGTCAATGGAACGGCGTGGAGCAACCGTGAAGGATTTAGACGATGCCATTGTGCAGCTAAACAATGTTTCACACAGCATCAGCACAAACGCTCTCGTCAAAGCAGATGTGCTGGACGATTTACCGGATAACCCTTTTCGTTCCATGCTCAACGGAATGTTACAAAGCAAAGGGTAACTTAAACTTAATGTGGCTCTTAATCATTGTCATTGCAATTTTTGGTTTCCCTGATACAAAGTAACGGATGGGAAAATCATTTAACCTCAGCAAAGTTGTTAAAATGATATTGACTGTACAACAGAAAGGTGTATAATCGTATCAAATGAACATCCGAACTTACCGATCGGGAGGATATGCTGCAATGAGCGAACAAGAAAGAGCGAAGATTGACCGATTTATTGCATGGCTGCTGGAACATCCTGAAAAGATTCCGGCAGCGGAACAAGCACTAGACCTAGAGTAACAGAGAATCCCTTGCGCAGAGCTATACCAGCCCGGCACAAGGGATTCTTTTTATTTTACCGGGTCAGAACCACTTCTTTTTTCGGTTTCTACGGTAACGATATTTTCTGCTGTTGCCATATAGTACACGGTCATTGCCTTTTAACAAGGCCTGCATGAACCAAAAGCAAAAGGCGCAGCCGCACAACAAGTAATACATGGGCTTACCTCACATCTTCTCGATCAAGTTCATCAGCGCTTCACGCTGCGCTGTCGGCATAGATTCAAGCTTTTTTCTAATCCGCTCCACTGCTGCATCGACTTCGCTTTGCGGCTGCTGGGGTGGGTTTTCTTTCTGTTCTCCAGTAAGAAGGTAGTCTACAGTAACGCCAAAGTACTGCGCCAATTTAACTGCATTCTGATTGGTCGGCTTTGCATCGTTTCCGGAACTTGCTTCTGTTCTCCAATAACTATAAGCGGATTTTGGGACACCAGCATCGGTTAAAGCACGAGACGGCTTTACTCCCTTTTCTTCGCATAGTTTTACGAAATTGTCAAAAAACACAAAACTTACCTCCAGTGCTTGTACAAGATGACAAAGTTCTACCACTTGAACAAAAACACTTGAAAAGTTCTACTACTTGTGCTTTAATAAAGATACCGAGTTCAATCGGTAGAACAAATTAAAGGCTTTGAACAAATAGAAGAACGTTCGATAATGTTTTTGCTTGACACCATAATATTATCACATTCTTTCAAAAAGTTCAAGTATTAGAACAAGAAAGGAGAAAAAATTTGCTTCCTAAGTGGACAGGCGATGTTGTAGGAACGCTTCATGTTCACAATATCGAAATCAGAGAGCTTGCTGCAAAAATGGGATGCGCGCCGGAATACTTGGGGAAAATCCTGAACGGTAAGCGTGAGCCTAAAAATGCGGAAGCTAAGGTGAAAGAGGCTCTGGAAGAGCTGTTGAAGGAAAGAAAGGGGAAATGAGTGGTATGAAACGGTTCATCACCTTAAAGGTTGAGGTTGACCTTGAGCACCCGGAAGAAGCGCACCACGACATTGACGAGGCGATAAAGGCCTACGAGGAAAGCAAAAAGAGCTGGGATCTCTTTGAAGTCCACGAAGCCAAAAGCAGAGCACAAGACATTTTGTACAACCTGTGCAATGAAGGCTACAGTATGATCTGGACGGTCACGGATGGCGCTGTTGGCCTGACGATCTGGAAAAGCTTTAAGGAGCCTTCTGTTGGCCAGTGCTATATGCCAAAAGAAAACTTGTTTAACATCTGGGTCGAAAAGCTGGTTGCGCTGTGCATTGCCACAGGCAAGGAAGTCCCGAAGTTTATCACAGATAAGGCTGGTGAATGCTGGTGATGAAATTTCGCAAAGCGCAAAGCCGCAAACGCAAATTAAAACTGGCGATGGCAGCTGGTGTGTCCCGAAACGATGCCAACAAGGTGCTTTGGATGGAGAAAACCATCAACCAGTGCTTTGAACGCCACAATCGGGAAGCAAGACTGAAAGAGGAGACGTAGCGTGGAAGAAAAGTACTGTGAGCGCTGCGGTGTCTTTCTTGGCCTTGTAAATCCGTGCAAGAAATACTGCGAAGAATGTAAAATCATTGTCCGCAGAGAACGGCAGGCTTTTATAAAGAAAGGAATCAAGGCTAAGCCGGAACCGGCTTTATGCGCTTGGTGCAAGAAGCCAATGGTTCGGAAGGTCTGGTCTCAGAAGTATCACCCTGAATGCGCAGCAGATGCAAACAAGGCTTTGACCAAAAAGTACAAAGCTAAAAAGCAAAAAGAGCTGAATGAGCTAAAAGCATCTGGTGAGTTCAAAATTACTTGGGATGTGCAGGAGCCAGAACGTGCGAGACCTCAAAAGCACGAACCTCCAAAGTATACCGTGCGACAGATGAACGATGCCGCAAAACGATACGGCATGAGCTACGGCCATTACAGTACTTTACTTGCACAGGGAAAGGTGAAGACTCCTGATGAACGGTAAATACTACGGCAAGCGGGAAATCCGCTGGCACAGCCGGGAGAAAGACCGGCTGGAACACATTCATAAAAGAAAGGACAAGAATGAAAGCATTCGTAGAAATCGCCCTGATTTGGGGCATTGTCCTAGCATTGGTTCTAGCAGCGTTCCTGCTAAACTTCTGGCTGGTGCATCATATCGAGCTTCTGGTCGGAGCTAAGGCAACGTGGTACATCATTGGTGTTTGCGCGTTGATGGCCACCTGCTGGATTTTCGGCACAGGTAAGAAAGAATGACGCTGGAAGATGCAATGAAAGCCAGGTATTTCAACATCAACGACCTTAGCCGTAGATCGGGAGTATCAAGGCCGACGATTTACAGCATCTTAGGCAAGCGAAAGAAGCAGAAAAGTTCAGTTCGGGTCGATACGCTTCTAAAAATCGCAAAGGCCCTGAATGCAAAGATTGTCATTAGTGAAAACAAGCCAAGCGGATTTGATATTGTCTTAAAAGAGGTGAAGAGAAATGAAAACTGTTAAAGGCACTGTATTGTGCTTTATAAGCATATCCATCGCCGCTGCAGCACTTGGATGTGGAAATGCCATCAATGGCGCTTCTAATAGCTGGGGGATGCTTGGATATGCGCTGCTGTCCGTCTCAATGCTTTTTACTGCTTTGATTTTCGCTATTATCGGCGTTAGCGCGGAGAATGAGCGTATTGAACGTGAAAACCGTAAGATCAAGCGAGTGGCCCACCACACCAACGAGTGGAGGGATGCTCAGTGAAATGCCCGATGTGCGGACAGGGAAGTGTTACGACCGTTGACACTAGAAACGAGGACGATTGCATTATTCGCAGAAAGCATTGCTTGAATAAAGAATGCGATTACCGGTGGTCTACCATTGAAATCGACACAAGCCAGTGGTACTCAGCTCTTCAAATCCAAGAGCACAGAAAACAGAGAGGACGGCCCAGAAAGAATGATTAGCGTGAGCTTAGATAGATTCGGTGGCGTGACCGAGCCGGAGGACGGCGTATATTTCATGACCAACGAACAGATGGCGGAAGCCAAAGAAGCTGACCGGCTGGCAGCGATTGAGTACTTGCAGTCCGAGATTGAGGACAGGGAAGCAGAGCTGAAAGACCTCCGCGCACAGCTGGCAGACCTGATGGCTGGTTAATTTTGTACAGCCGAGTTAAGCCGAAGTGAGAACAATGAAGCCTAATGATGCCGAAGAAAGGAAAGAAAATGAGTAAATACAAGAAAGAAATCAAGCACTGCGAAAAGTGCAATAAGCCTTTTTCAGTGTTCCCGAACAGCACGGAAACTCTTTGCGCAAACTGCAAAAGGAACAACTTAGAGGAGATGCTCCGTGAGAACGGTTACGCACCGAAACATATGCTTGTCAGGAGACCTTATGACGGAATCGCGGAAGCGTTTGCTGTCGAAGATGCCGCAAGAAGGGCTTATCGGGACGAGAACACAAGCATTGAGAAAACGTGTCGAGACTGCGGAAAAGTATTTGAAATTTCTCGTGCAGAGCGCATTTTCTTTGAATCACATAACATGGCGTTGCCTAAGCGTTGCCCGGCTTGCCGTAAAGCGAGGAAAGAAGCGAGGAAGGAGAATAACTGATGGATAATAGCAAAATTCATGAAGCTCTGATGGCTGTTCAGTCAGAGCTGAAAGCCCCAAAAGGGCAGATGAACACATTTGGCGGTTACAAGTATCGCTCTTGTGAGGACATTTTGGAAGCAGTCAAACCAATTTTGAAAGAACACGGTTTGCTTCTTACCCTTTCTGATGAGCCTAAAGTGTTAGAGGGGTGGCATTACATCGAAGCGACCGCAAAAGTAGAAACTCTGGATGGTGGATGCGTAACAGTTACTGCTTACGCAAGAGAACCGGAGCAAAAAACCAAGATGGATGCAGCGCAGGTGACTGGAACGTCTAGTAGCTACGCCAGAAAGTACGCCTTGAACGGTTTGTTCTGCATTGACGATACAAAGGACGCTGACACGGACGAGTACCAGAAGCAAACCACAAGCAGGGCAAACAAGCCTGTGCAGAAGCAAACGGAAGCGGAAACCATTCCCCCATGCGCTTGCTGCGGAAAGCAGTTGCGGCCTATTCAGTACAACAACCGCACAGTCACTCCGCTGGAAACTGCAAGAAGCACAAAGAAACGCTTTGGGCGCGTCCTGTGTTGGGACTGTGCTCAGAAACAGCCGAAGGAGGGCTAAACAATGCTCAACTCTATCGCAATTCAGGGGCGTCTGGTTCACACGCCTGAAGCTAAGGTCACGAAGTCCGGCAAGGATGTTTGCACGTTCAGCATTGCCTGCGACCGTCAGAGTGGCGGCCAGAAGGAAACCGACTTCTTTAACTGCACCGCATTTGGTAATACGGCACTGTTCGTTTCCAAGTGGTTCCAGAAGGGCAGCCTGATTCTGGTGACTGGTAGCATCCAGACCCGGAAGTATACCGACAAGCAGGGAAACAACCGCACCGCAACGGAAATCATGGCGAACAAGGTTGACTTCTGCGGTGGCAAGTCTGACAGCAAACCCGCCGATCGGGCGCAGGATGCGCCGCAGAACTACTCGCAGGGAAACGCAGATGACTTCTCTGTGATTGACGATGATGATTCGTTGCCCTTCTGATTGGAGATGCGCATGAATCGGGAAGAAAAAACGCATTGGACGCAAGATAAAATCTTGCTGTATGTGAAAGCCTGTATGTCTGCCACTGGTTTAACCAGAATGCCATCAAGAAGTGAATTGAGCGAGTATTACGGAAACGACAAGTTGACAAATGCAATTCGCCGTTTTCCGGGTGGCTATTACAAAATAGCTGAAATCCTTAATATCGAAATGAAAGAAAGCGAAACGCAATTCGGAAAGTATGGCGAAGACCTTGCTACAAAACTGCTGGAAGAACATGGATTTGCGGTTGAGCGAATGTCAACTAGATACGCCTATGACCTTTATGTTAATGGCAGCGTTAAGGTTGATGTGAAAACGGCAAGGCCGAGCAGAGCAAATAAGAGTTTTTGCTATTCGTTTAATCTTGAAAAACGATTCCCTACTTGCGATGTTTATTTTCTGATTGCAAAAAACGAAGAGAAGGAAAGCATTTACATAGTTCCTGCTTCCATCAACCAGACGCAGATTGGTCTTGGAACTGGAACGACTGTGTACAGCAAATATCAAGACCGATATGACATTATCACTGATATGAGCAAGGCTTTCGCTTCGGCAAAGTTCTGATCTCCTACCTTATATAAGAGCTGTGCTATCTGGCTGGACGGGCGTTTAGAAAGATGAAGCACTTGGGCGACATTACAAAGATTCACGGCGACCAGATAGAGCCTGTGGATTGTATCACGTTTGGCAGTCCATGCCAGGGCTTGTCTATGGCGGGGAAAAGGCTTGGATTTGACGACGACCGTTCCGTGTTGTTTTTGGATGCCGCAAGAATCATTAAGGAAATGAGGACAGCCACCAATGGAATGTATCCAACTTTCGCTATTTGGGAGAACGTGCCCGGAGCATTCAGTTCCAACGGAGGAGAAGACTTCAGAGCAGTCCTGGAAGAACTTGCCCGCGTGGAACAGCCAGACGTTTCAATTCCTCGACCTTCGGGTAGGGGGGGCAGATGGAGCAAAGCCGGAGCAATCGTCGGAAACGGATGGTCTCTGGCTTGGCGACAGCTTGACGCTCAATATTGGGGAGTTCCCCAACGCCGAAAGAGAATCGCTCTTGTCGTGGATTTTAGAGGACAACGTGCCACAGAAATACTATTTGAGCGCACGAGCCTGTCAGGGAATCCTGACGAGAGCATCAAGGCGTGGGAAGCCACTCCCGGACATTCTCAGGCAAGCCATTCTGGATGTGATCGAACAAGCGAAAAAGTTATCTATGACGCAAGGGGAAACGGCGATGGCAGAACTTGTCCAACCATAACAGGCGACCACGAAAACAGAATTACAGACTACACGGCTATTGCTATCGGACGCAAGACCTTTAACGAACAGTCTTTCAGTCACTACAAGGAAAGCGACAAATGCTCAACCTTGAAAGCGAAAGCGGGAAACATCGGCAATGGCAGCGAGTGTCTGATTGCAGAGAAAGCAATCCGTTGGATTATCCGCCGCTTGACCCCTGTTGAATGCGAACGGTTGCAAGGATTTCCTGACAATTACACCAACATTGGTGACTGGACGGACAGCAAAGGAAAGAAGCACAAATACGCTGACAGCCCACGATACAAGGCTCTGGGCAACTCAATCGCTTTGCCGCAGTGGTTCTGGCTAATGCAAAGGATGCGTCCTTACCTGAAAGAAAAGCCTACGCTGGGCAGTCTGTTTGATGGCCTGGGCGGTTTCCCTCTAGTATGGCAAAGAGCATACGGCGAGGGAACAGCACGATGGGCAAGCGAAATCGAAAGTTTCTGCGTAGCTGTAACAAAAAGGAGATTTGGCGAAAAATGATTACCTGTTGTCTCAACTGCACATCACGCTGCACAGCTTGCCACGACACTTGCGAGAAGTACAAGGCAGAGAAAAAAGACTTCGAGGAACGCAAGGCATTTGTGTATGAGCTAAACCACAGCCAGAGCGTGTACCACCGTAACTACGAGGACAAGCACCGGGAACGCGGCAAGAAGCGGTTTCTCGGAAGTGAATTTAGAGGTGAACGAGGATGAGCAAAGCCGTACTTATTAGCATTCGCCCAGAGTGGTGTAACAAAATTGCAGGTGGGCAGAAGACCGTGGAAATCCGCAAAACAGAGCCAAATCTGAAAAAGCCGTTTAAGTGCTATATCTACTGCACCAAGAGTACACACTTTGTCGATATTCCCGGTGTGAAAAAAAGTGGCCTCATGTCGGCTGACGGAAAGGTCATCGGCGAGTTTACTTGCTGTAATACTACGGTCATCTGCCATGTAAGGTCGACGGGAAGCGGGGCTTTGCCCAAGCTACACATTATTGGGCCGGGGCTAGAATTGCAGTATAAGCCTGCGACTGACCTGCTCAAAGCGGCTTGCCTGAGCGAAGAAACCGCCGAAAAATATCTCAAAGGCCGTGGCGGCTACGGCTGGCACATTTCCAACTTGAAAATTTACGACCGCCCACGACCGTTGAGCGATTTTACAAGGCTGCGGGCAACGAAATTTGGCTATGAGCCTGTAGATATTGAGCGGCCACCGCAATCCTGGTTTTATGTGGAGGAACTTTACACATGAACACCGGCAAGCAGTTTGAAGCAGACTTCAAGACATCCGTTCCACACGATGCGTGGTGCTACCGCCTGAAAGACAGTGCCGCCACCTACTACGGCGGCAACGAGAACCTGTCCTTCTCCATCGACAACATCTGCGACTTCCTTGTGTACCGTTACCCGATGAACCACCTGTTTGAGCTGAAAACCATTGAAACGCCCTCTATCCCTCTGGAAAAGGTGTTCGGCAAGTACGACAAGGCAAAGTGCAAATACCGTAAGGAAAAGCACATCACGGACATGGTGGATGCAATGGGGTACAGCGGTCAGACCGCCCATGTGATAGTCAATTACCGGGCGGTCAACCGCACCTTTGCAATCCCTGCCAATAAGGTTCTGGCGTTCCGTTACAACGAGAGCCGCAAGAGCATCCCTTGGCAGTGGGCAGAGCAAGAGGGGATAGAGGTCAAAGCAAAAAGGTTGCGTGTCCATTGGCGGTATGACGTGGATGGGCTGCTAAAGAGATTGGAGAAAGAGCATGAAATGCGATAGATGCGGAGAAGCGTTTGAATACTACGACAATTCCCTTTGCGGAAATTCTATCCAAAAGACGCTTGTAAACGAAAGCAAAAATTTGGTTTACCCATCGTTTGAGGGATACCCGCCGATTTGCCTTTGCCCCTATTGCATGGCAAAGCTGAACGACTGGCTGAAAGGAGAACAGAAGTGAGCAATCAGATGAATAAATTCGGAAACTGCCCTCTGTGTGGCAAACAAGTCAAGCCAACAAACCTCCGCAAAATCGCACGGCAGAACCAGTTGTACGGCTTCCGCATGGCTCTGGATGGCATCGCCGCCACATGGGGCGCACTGATCCAGAACCTTCGGTGCGATGCAGACCTAACCGATGAACAGGTGCAGAAAATCATCCGCATTGGTGACAGGTACTGGGAGATGGTTGGGCAGTTCAAAAACGAGAATATGACCCCTGACGAGTTTGCGGATTACATCACCGCAAAATCAGAACAGGTCGAAAAAGAGCTGAGGGAAAGGTGGAGCTAACAATGTTTGAATTTGCAACTCGCTGGCTGGTCTGCCTAGTCCTGCTGGCGGTAGTAGTTCAGTCCGAACGGGCAATCAAAGACATGACAGA